AGCATAATAGACTTCATTCTCGGCCACCGGGTAGATAAGGGAGGCACATCACTCTACTCCTATATCAGCGTCACGCCGGACATGGCGACAAACGCCGTGCGTAAGGTTTTGGATAATCTGAAATAAAGTGCTATCTTTGCGCTATCAATAAGTTCTCCCCATAAAGGTGGCTTATTGGTTTGACTTGGGAGAGGGGGTGGTTCCCCTCTCCATTTTTTTAATCACTCTCCGGATATGTACTCGACATCCGAAACTGATATGACATTTGACAAGTACGATGAGATGAGGCTGCACATGGCCAAGCTATTCTCTGCCTCTATCATTGACTTTGATATTCCCATGCGCATAGCCATTCCCCTTGACAACGCAGGGATAAGGAGAATCGGAGACCTCGTGAGGCTCACCAGAAAAGATTTGCTAAAAGTACGCAGGCTCGGAAGCAAGGGAGCTGATGAGGTGGAAAAGATACTTGACGGATTCGGTCTGTCGCTTGGCATGGCCGTGGAATAAAAAGGGCTGCCGGATACGACAGCCCGGGAACGCCCACACATCATCACATACATCATCAGAGGCGTTCCAAAATCATATTACCGACATCGGCCGCAATTATTCACTGGCGTTAAAATTAAAATAGCCCCGTTTCACAACGAGGCTATTTCTCTATAATCAATAATGACCTTAAAGCCTTATTATCTTGCGTAAGGCTTTCATTAACGGCCTACGGAAAAGCAGGCCGATGCTCACGATTACCGCGCCTACAAGATACCAGAACGCGGCGAGTTTGATTTGTTCCATGATTGTAAATTCACGCTCGACTTCAACCGGGTAAGGCTGTGGGACCGGAATCTCTTTCTCTTTGACAGTCTCTTTGCTGCTTTGTGTGGTTGTCTGCGGTACATAAACCTCCCCTTGCAGCTTTCCGGGCTTGTTGGTTATGGAATGGCCGAGAGTTCCGTCCTCGTTTATCCATGCGTCAGACTCTGCGAGATCCGTTTCAACGTGGCTTGAGTCTGCGGCTGTAACGATCGTTTGCGACTGTTGGGGAATACCGAGCGCGACAGGCGTAGGAACATAGATAGTGTTTATGATTGTTTCCTCCCTCACGCTGTCGGAGTTGTTAAGAATGACCGGGGGTAAAGTCCTCGTTGCCTGCTTTTGCGTCTTACATCCTAAAAGAGCAAACGAAAGCAGGCATAAGAAGAAACAGAGCCGTTTCATCGCTTCAAGGATTTAATGTAACTCTCAACGCCGTTGATGTGGAGATCAACGATTGCTTTATGCCCTTCGGGAGAGAGCAGGAAATCACAGTCGGCTTTGTTGTCCTGAAACATCGACTCCGTGAGAACTGCCGGACACCGGGTGTGCATGAGGATATAGAAACGAGCCTCATAGTCGGGATCACCATCGGAATAATCGGTGCGGATAGGTCGCTGTTTGCTGTCGTAGTCGCCGTTTGATTTCCGTATGGGGAAATCCTTTATATAATCAGCGAGTGCTGTCTGTGCCGCATTGTAGAGATGCGTGGCAAGAATATCGGCCTTTGTCTGTCCTGGTGATGTGTAAGCGCACCACCCTCCGGCACTTTTCCACTTGCCGTCGGCACCGGCAGCATTGCAGTGAACGGATACAAGCAGCACGTTGGAGGTGCCGTATTGCTTGCAAATTTCGTTCACACGCTGGCATCGCTCTCCGAGGCTTATATCCTTTTCTTCAGGAACGAGAATCCGAGCATCATAGCCCATCGCACGACGGCGAGCAACGATATCCATCACGAGGTCGCGAGCCTTTTTATACTCCCGAAGGCTCTTATCGGGGGCGCACTTGCCGGGCGTGTTAATGCCATGCCCATTGTCATAGAGTTCTACTATCATTCTTCTTTGGGTTTTAGTTCTGATAAATCAATGTCGAAATGCCGGGAGGTCTTGTCGACGAGTATCTTCTGGAGCATACGCGCCCATTTGGAGCCGTTGCAACTCGACTCGTTTTCAAGGATGGACCAGAGCTGCCAAAAGCAGATTGCGCCGGCCGCCACTTTGGTAAGGTCGATAGGGAGTCCGTCGGTGATATGCTTCTGCATGAGGAACGCCATAATGATAAGAGTCCACGCTTTCAACACTGTCATTATGACCTTGCCGAAATGCTGAGATTTGAATTTCTTGCCGTCATCGCTCACCCTTTCGGGATGTGCTTTTCTGGCACGTTTGGATAACTGCAAGGCTGTGAAACAGTCGGCGAAAATCATAAGGGTGCAAATGATGAGATACGGCAATGTAGGTTCAAGGATTGCTAATATGGCTCCGATAGCCGTGAACACCCAACGGAGGATTTCAGAGATATGGTTCATGTCTTAAAGAATTAATGTTTCAGTAATGTAAAGAGAGAGCCGAGTGACGCTCCCACAATAGAGCCGAGTGCATCGGCTCCTATGTCGGACCAATCCCATTTATTTTCTATGGCACACTTATCGCCATACTCCTTGCCGACACCTATTGCACCGCCGGCAATAATACCTGCAAGAAGTGACTGGGAATAAGATGCCCCACACCATGATTCTATTACGGAAGTTCCGCAAGCGACAATAAAACACGCCACAAAATGTTTGATGATGTTTTGTTTGATTACCATAACTTTTATTTTTTTTCAAAATTAAGCCAAATGGTATGGCGATTTACCAAAATGGAAATTTTCTGAAATAAAACAATGGCTAATAAGTGTATTATTAGCTACTTATAAAAAACACGAAACGGCATAAAGCTAATACTTCGTGCCGTTTCTATTGATAAAGTGCCTGTATTTAGTTCTCCGATGCACTGCCATCCAAAATATCGTCAGATACGGTTCGGACCTCCATGGCGGCCGCAATTGCCGCTTCACGTTCGGCCTCATATGCGGCCGCCTCGGCATCCGTGATTTCGCGCCAGCATTCCGGCGAATCATTTACCCCGAGGTATACCTTGTCTGTTATGTGCCGCTCCATGGGCGTGACGTCCGCTGACTGTGTGAGCATGTGCCCTTCGTCGGCCACGAGCACCCGTGTGATGTATTCGTTCTGTGTCATGTCTATATGTATATTTTAAACTATTGTAAAACCTTTGGCCGTTATGGCGGCCATTTCTGACGCTGTGAGCAGCCTTTTGGTCATTGCATGCAGATGTATGGTGGCTGTCGGCATCCCTGCCGCCGCACGGTCGTAGCTATGCGTTATGAGTGTGTCGATAAGGCTCTGCCTGTTCTCGGCCGGGCCGCTGCCCCATGCCGGAAATGAAGTGAAGCGGTAGCGCGGCAGGTCGCTCTTTCCGAGGTTTATGATTTTGAGGAAGCGCAGTTCATTGTACGGATAAGCGGCCTCGCCGTACCCTCCGACGTTATAACTTTCGTTTCCGTCCGACGGGCCGTAATTGCCAATTACCATGGCACGGCCGAAGTCAAGCTGTTCCACACGCTGCACTTTCTGCGCCCGCCATAAGAACCCGCTGAAATCCTCTATGTGTGAAGCTTCGACAGTCCCGACGCTCTTAAGTTCTGAGGCATTTGAGAATACCTCCCGGAAACTCTTGGCCGCAGGCAGGCTGACGGCGCGTGCATGCTCCATCCCCTGGCATGAGCGGAACATATTATCGAATTTCTCCCCTTTGGAAAAATCCCATTCCGGCCAGTCCTTGATTCCGCTCTTGTAAAACGCCTCTTTAAAACTTGTGGCGCATGAAGTGTCGATTCTTGGCGCACGCGTCAGCATCTCGCATCCGTAGCATATTTGCTCCGCGTTCGTGTCGCCGTGCGGCGTGTTTATGCACGGGGCATAAAGCAGGTTCTTGCAGTTGACGAACAGGAATGCAGCCGACGGCGGCGTGGCTGCCGTGGCGGGCACGTTTATCTCGGGCGCCACCCATGGGCCGTCAATTCCGGCCGCGTCTTCGAGAGTTTCCGTCCACCCGTAGAAACATGAAATCTGCCCGCAGTTCTTGAACCCCCGGTTGTATGCGTCCGTCGCCGGCAGTCCGCGCGCCACCGCGTCCATCCAGTAGCTGTCCGGCTTGCGTTCGGCAAGTGTGGCAAGTTCTGCCTGCGCTGCCTCCAGCTCCTTTGCCACACCTTGCAGCTCCGACTCCGTGGCATGCAGGTCGTCGAGAGCCGAAGCGAGCGATTCCCGTGCGTTCGCCGCCTCCTGCCTTGCATTGTCGAGCTGTTCTTCGAGTGCGGCTTTCTGAATGCGTGCACGTGGACGGCCGAGGATTTTGTCTTCATATGCATGGCAAAGCACCCATGTGCCGTTGTCCGGATTGAACCATTCCACGATAATGATGCCGACGTCCCGGTAGCCCGGATTCGGAGGCACGTCCAATGTGATTTCCGGCACGTGGCCGCCGTCGGTCCATTCGTACAGCGCTTCGGTGGCACCTTCCGCTCTTACGCGCAGACGCGTATTGCCGGCCGGGGAGCCTTCGGGACGGAAGAACGAGAGCTCCAGCGGAAAATCGGGTGAATATGTCGTTATTTCTTGCATAATCAAAAAGTTGTGTGTAATTTTGTGGTGCATGCACCACGGGCTATGGCTCGCGGGCGCAGTATGGATTAGTGCTGCGGCTCGCATCCGCAATATGAGTTCGTGCTACGGCTCGACACGGAATCCCCCGCAAGGGGGATTTTTCATTTAAGGGAGAACCGGAACCGGTGCGATGCCGTCATATACCGGCCTGGAGTATCGTATTCAAAACAGGGGGTGTAACGCACGAAGAAAGGCACGGCGGCCTCGGCATCGTCAAGTGTAATGCGTGGCGCAGCCGGGCCGAACTGCGTGTGCGGTATGAAGGCCAGCACGAACGGAAATTTCAGCATGCGCAAAGCTTCCACGTCATCCAGGCCGAAGAACTCCCGTCCGTAGAAAATGCTGCGCAGGTGCGGATGGAGAAGCAGCGTAGCGGCAGCGTTCGAGTATTCAAGCGGGTTGTCAGGCGTTTCTTCGGCTCCGTCAAACAAAGTCGTGCAGAACGACAGCACTCCCCCTGCATCCACCTTTACGGCATCGCTTGAATGCGAGAACACCGTCCACCGACGTTCTGTGGGTCCGCGTCCGTTTCTGACCCACGAATTCCCGGCGCTCATTTTTGTACGGCGGTTGGAGCGTTTAAGACAGCGGAACACCACGGGCTCAAGCCCTTTGGCCATATACTGCTCCGCTCCATGCACGACAAGGCGGTCGGAATGGTCGATGGTAAGGTACACGTCTTTGCGTTGAACCAGCCACTGCAATTGTTTATGATGCTCCGTAGACATTAGCCCTGCTGCAAAAGCATTCGCTATTGGTATTTTTGAAATGAATCCGGTATCACAAATTTCGTTAAGAAGTATTTTATACGGGACTCTTTTACCTCCGTTAATCTCAAAACTGTCGTCATCACTCAATGAGGTTACTGGAGTGAGTTGCTCGATAGTACGAGAATTTGTACGGATGGCCGAAAGTACAGCGTTGACGATGCTTTGCAATTCGTCTTGTGTTATTGCCATACGCTATTTGATTAAACGGTTAATATT